TTATAAATCTTTTTTCCTTTCTGACGGCTGTTATAAATCTCTTCCCCTTCCTGAGAGCTGTTATAAATCTTTTTCCCTTTCTGAGAGTGGTTATCAATCTCTTCCCCTTCCTGAGAGCTGTTATCAATCTCTTCCCCTTTCTGAGAGTTGTTATAAATCTTTTTTCCTTCCTGAGAGCTGTTATCAATCTTTTTTCCTTCCTGAGAGCTGTTATCAATCTCTTCCCCTTTCTGAGAGCTGTTATAAATCTTTTTCCCTTTCTGAGAGTGGTTATCAATCTCTTCCCCTTCCTGAGAGCTGTTATAAATCTCTTCCCCTTCCTGAGAGCTGTTATCAATCTTTTTTCCTTTCTGAGAGTTGTTATAAATCTTTTCCCCTTCCTGATGGCTGTTATAAATCTTTTCCCCTTTATGATAAGATTGACAAAAAAGTAACCATTTATAAATTTGCAATTTGTTATTTTCAATCCAATCTTCAATAATTCTATTTAGCTTTTCAGACATTCCTTCACTTGCAGTAAGCCATTTTCCAAATTTTTCTTTGATTTTTTTTTCTAGTTTTCCATTTACAAAATATTGTTCGTCTAATTCAACATAAAACCCTTTTTCTGATTCTTCATTTACTATTATTTCTAATTTAATGCAATTATCTTCTCTGTTTCCAATAGTATCTGTGTGACTTGACTTACCCACACAAATTACTTCATTTGTTACTATATCCACTCCTACTGCTAGTCCTCTACACATCTTTTTATCCTCCTTATTTAAAATTAGCACCTAGTAGACATAATACCCAAGCGTATAGGCTCGCCTCATTAAGGGATGCCCTACTAGATGCCTATTATTATAATCTTGTTGTTTTCTCTATTTTTAAGCCTGTTATTTTGTCAAATAACGTCTATTTTAGTTGTGAATGACCCCTTAGAGCTTAATTTTCCATAAACTCTATATTTACCTACCAATTGATTAAGTTCTCCATTTACAACACTAGCTTTTGCTTTATCTGTTATTGATTTCCATAATTTATCATATTCATTGCTTGATTCTTTGAGTTCTAAGGATTTTGTTATTTTGTTTTCAAAATCAGGGTCATCAATTATTTTTAAAGGCGCTCCAAAATTAATATCAGGACAACAAATAAGTTTAAATTTACAATCTTTGCAAGTTTCAATATCTTTGATTTTTTCAGGTAAAGTATTTTCTTTGATATGTTTGTTAATTTTTTCGGCTGTTTTTATACAATTTTCTGCAAGTTCATAATCAAGGTTTACATCTATTTGCTTTAAGTTTCCCGTAGATTTATCTTTAAGAATAAAGATACCTTTGTCAATATTTTTAAAAAGCATATAAATCATTATCTGCGCCATATACGCTCTAGTCCAAGGTTTTTTCTTGAAATCTTCAAAGCAATGTATAGAGTCAAATATAAAAGGACTCATAGATTTAATTTCTACAGGTATAGCTTTTCCTTCTTCAATATAAACACCGTCAAGATGTCCAGATATTTGATATTCTTTCCATTCAAAAGCTGATTGTTGTTCTATGATATCAACTCCGGCATCAGCTAAATCTTTCAATACTTGCCTTTCTTGGTTATTTCCTTCTGCAAATATAAGCAAAACATTGCTATCATAAAGTTCTTTTTCTTGCCAATTTGTGCGCTCATAAACTCCTTTGCGGACACAGCCATTAAGCTCAGGAACAAAATAACCTATAGAACTAGCTCTATTTACATAGCAGGGAAACCTTTGATTTTTCGATGCTATATTTTTTTTAACTTTTTCTACTAGATTTTCCATTATTCTACCTCGCTATAATCAAGATTGTTTTTTTTACAAAAATCAATATACCTTTTTTTAACATTTCCATAAGCAACTTTTACGGCTTTAGTTGATATGTCTCTTGCTGACCTTTTCCCTTTTCTTTTTTCTCCTTCTTTTGTTGTCCATTCGGTTATCTCTTCTAATAAATTAGCCGCATTTTCTTTATCATCTCCAGTCATAATCATTAACATTTGCCCTATTTTTTGTCGTTGTTGTTTTTCTAAATCAGTATCTTCATTTCCGCCACTTGTTCCTTTTTGGTAAGTAACTCCAGTAACTGCATTTCTATTTATTTTATTATCCGTTATTTCTTCAATTTCATCCCAAGTATAGGACAACCCCAAAAGGTTTTTTATGCCCCTATTAAGCATATTTGTTTTAGCTTTTTTCTTGATATTAACCAAATCAACTTCACTTAATGGCTTAAACCCTTCTTTAGTTTTTCCAAAAAACGCATCTCTAGTACTACTATTTCCTTCTTCCAGTAAACTTCTTCCGTTGAAACTAAGTAAAGCCATGCAAGAATAAATTATATATTCCCCTTTATCATCCTTAATTGTTTCTTTTTCAAAAATCATGTCTCCCATACTTACGCCAAAAGTATTTGCTATCTTTGTAGCTCCGGATATTTCCATATACGGTGTGCTATTTTGATTAACCCAATCGTTCTGATTGGTCAATTTAACAGCCATTCTTCTAATATTATTTTGCAACTCTATATATCTTTCCGCATTTTTAACTGTTTGCTCTAATTGCGTATCACTAGATGGCATCATTTGCAAACTTGTCTCATTTACAACTACTTCTTTATTCTCGCTCATTTTTTTAAATCTCCTTTTGGTTTTAATTGTTTATAAAACATCTTCTTCATAGCATTTTTGATGATATTCATTTAAATCTTCTAGCCATTTATTTTTTTCAATTTTTAATTCTTCTCTTATCTCTGAAGATTGCTTAATCTCCCCATTTGAGTTTTTATTGAACGGATTAATTGTTTGACAAAACTTTTTTCAACGGACTATTTTTTTATTGCAAAATTTACATTTTGCTTTTTTTGTTGCTGTTATTGATACTTCTTCGAATGTTGTTCTTATTGTTCTTCCAAACATAACTCCCTCCTATTTGTTTTCTTGTTCGTAATCAATTTTATTTTCAATCTCGGTTTCATATCGGGATTGATTTAGTTCTTTTGCGTACTCGTCAGATTTGATCAATTTTCCGATTGCCTCAAAAACCGATAACGAAGAAATTCTTAACAATTTTTCAATTTCCAGTTTTCTATCAACCGCAATATCAACATTATGCAAATCTGTTAATACCTGTTCTAATTTTTCTATTTGTTCACTTATCATGCGTAAACCTCCCTTTGACAATTGAATTTTTTTGCTTCCGGCGTTGCGTCTGGTTGCTTATATTTTCTTATAGTAGTTACTATGTAACCACTAGTCAAACAACCTTTCATCATTTTAAATTCTGTATAATTAATTGTTTTTGTGTAATCAGAACGGTATTCAAGGTGTGCGAATATCGGTTCTTTATCAAACTTAATTTTTTAGGCTTACAGTAATCGAATTCTAATATAATTTTTAACTTTTTATTTACTACTTTATTGATTTTTGACACTTGCATCTTTCCATGGCTTAATCTTGGTTTTCCCGTCATTTTCTCTCCTTTTTTCATTTTTCATAACTTTTTCTCCTTTTTTTGGTTAATTGCTATTGTTAATACTATAATAAGCTAACTGTTGGATTATGTCAACTATTAAATTCTTGCATATATTTGTCTCTTTCGTCTCTTGCAATATCTAATAGACGATCTCTCCAAGAGGTGAAATTATTATTTTGTAACCTAAAATAAAGATATCCATATTCTTCGTATCCCTTTAATTCGGCGATACATCTATCTACAATTCCAGAAATATCTAATATTATAGTATTAGGATAATTTTTAAAATCAGGATTGCTGCTGATTGCCTTATACGTAGTTCTTCGCACATGTTCTTCTAAATCAAACCATTTTTTTACGTCTTCTTTTTTAAAATTTCTTGTATATTTTTTTCCCTTAAAATTTTTCCCCGAAATTGTTAAGGGAAAATCATCTAGATTAATTCCATCATAGCTTTCGGGAAATTCGGGAACTATAAGCAAAGGCAAAACATCAAATTCCCTCCTATCTTTAATTATTAATACACCTTTTTTAGCATAATTAGACTCACGTTCTGTCACATATTGTTCTGCTTCTTCGTAGGTCAATAATCCTTCCCTTGTGTCTATTTCTGGAGACGACAATATCTCCCAATGTGATGATCCACATATTCCGCCCCACTCTGATTTAGGCGCAAGATATACACTATAATTTTTACAATTTCTTTCAAATTCTTCTTTTGTCATTTCTTGTACTTTTTTCATTTTTCTTTCTCCTATTTATTGTTACCGTAATTAGTAACATAAGTATATATAGCAATGATTATGCCAACTGTTAGGATAATCTACTTATATATTTAGTTATGTAGTTTTAGTAGTAATAAGCTATTAGTTTGCATATACTTGCAGATAATAAAAATATTTATCATCTAAAAACTTATGTAGTTATCATCTAATTAATTTTACTGATTTGTGGCAAGTTTACCTACTTTTATTTAAAATCAAGCACAAATCAATAATTTTCTGGTAGGTAAATAAACTACTCGATGGTAGTAAAATTACCTCCTTTAGTCATAACTTACGCATTACAAACGGTAATATACATAATATGTAGTAGGTAAAATTACTACTTTAAAAAAATATTAAAATAAATCTTGACATCATTATTTGTAAAATAGTATAATAAGCGCTTATTATAACAACTCACGCAGATTATGCAACTTGATTATCACATTAAGGACTTTAGTCCGTTGCTCTTTGACTTTATAAATGCGCAGTCCTAGCAAAAAAACAGCATAGGCTATATCTAGGCAACTGCAAGGGGGTTGCATCGGTGTCCGACCTCCTATAATGCCGATAGGGTTAAGGGACACACTTTTTTAAAAAACGTACCGCCCAAGCCTCTCAACGATGCTCATTTTGGGGCGGTCATAAATATAAAAACGGAGGGATAGAGATGGAAAAAATACTAGACATAAGTGAAGTAAAAGGAGCAAAAGCAAATATTTCAGATTTGAAAGTTTATGGTGATGGTGATACGTTTAGACTTTTATGTAAAGCCAGCTCTAATGATGGCAAATGGATGAAGTCTACTAAAGTTTGTAATGTACCTGGTGGCTGTATAGTCCAAGTTACTACTCAGCAAGGTGATAATATTGCAGAGGCATTGACTTATGTGCCTGGGGCAATGATTGATATTAATTGTAATCCTAGAAGAATTATTTCCATATAAATAATTGGTGGTTACGGCGAAACGCTTCCCCCCCGAGTAACCGTAACTGCCGCGCTTTTAGCCAATAGTAAAGTATAGGGGACTTAATTAAAACCGCCCACAAGGGCAAATAGATGGTAGTAAAAAAACTACTTTATTAAAAAAATGAGCGACAAAAAACTCACACCTAAGCAAAAACTGTTTTGCAAAGAATATCAAAAAGACTTCAATGCTACAAGGTCAGCTATCGCAGCAGGTTACAGCAAAAAGACAGCAAAACAAATTGGAACAGAAAACCTATCCAAACCGTACTTAGCTGAATATTTGCAAGAAAATATAAAAAAACAAGCCGATAAAGTTGACTTATCTGTAGAAATGGTTTTAAAAGATTTGATTGAAGTTAAATCAAGGTGTATGCAACAAGTGCCTGTCTTGGATAAAGATGGGAACGAAACAGGGGAATGGAAATTTGAACATACAGGAGCGACCAAGAGCTTAGAGTTGCTTGGCAAGCATCTTGCTATGTTTACAGATAAAATTGAAGACACGACTAAATACAATAAGTATTCTGGCTTAACTGACGCAGAGTTAGAGGCAGAAATTAATAAGCATAAATAATTAAATAAGGAGGGGAAATAAGTGATATTCACAACTATTCATGCAACCACCCAAAAATTATCCCCAACTAAATCAAAACAATAAGATACTTGAAATTAATGCTAGGTTATTGTGTAGTTTAGCTGACGCTAGATATGTCATAAATGACAAACATATTAAAAATGATGTGTAGGTCAATCGGGACAATAGTTAAGTCGTGTTACATTGCGCTCTATCCTGGGTCAGCGCCAGGCGCACATCTTAAATTTAAGGAGGGCTTATAATGTTTGTGTTGAGATTGGATTTGTTTTGGCTTGAGATATATATCGTTTTACTAAAAAGAATGGATTATGTTTTTCAATTTTGTATTTATAGGTTTGAAATAAGAAGTCCACTTTTGAATATATGTGTTGATAAGTCAATTAATGAAAAATATATTAACGGTAAATGGTCATGGTATATGAAATGATACCAATTGATAAGCTTATGGCAATTAAAGATAAATTACAAAAGAATGGGTGGTGAAATGAAGCTAATAGATACAACAAATACACCATTAAGCGAAGAAACTTTTAGTGATAGTGAAAACAGTTATTCTACTTTTGAAATAATTAAAATATCAAAAAAATATAAACCATTTAAATTGCCATTAAAGCATATTGATACAGACGTAATTAGGTGGAAAGGTGATAATACAATAAATAATTTTGCTTGGCACATGAAGCGATGCTTGAAAGCAGAATTAAAATATCCAATTATTATGGACAATAGAGGAACGATAGTCAATGGATGGCATAGGATAATAAAATCAATAGTTCAAAATAAAGAATATATTATGTGTATAAGGCTTGAAGAAAATTTGCCTTTTCCACTAAACAAATAAAATTAAGGAAGGGAAACAATATTATGTATGACCCATATATAGAAATATTTGGCAATAGTTATATTCAGTTGTGGCATAAAGACCCTTGTACTGATGGTTCAGATGATTCTTGTGGATGGTCAAGACCTAAATTAACTAAAAAAGAAATTAATAAGATCGAGTCTACATCGTCATTTATTTATAGCTCTATTGTTGATATATACAATGAGTGGCATAATGGAAATGAGTTGCGAGTAATTTACACTGTATATATGATGCTTAAATGGAGTATATACTCGGAGCACCTAAAAGATAAAGATATTAAAAATATTTTATCTTTTTCCTTAAATATTATGGACGATATACGCATCCACGATGATGAGACAGATAAGCAAGGCGAATTTAGAAGGTTTTGCTATATTATAGCTAGGCACATCAAGGTTTCAAAAAGGTACTGGTTCCAGCATCCAAGATGGCATATCCATCACTGGAGGATTAACATACCTTGCCTTAGAAGAAAAATAAACCCTATGCGTGGAAATTAAAGATGTTAAATAAACATGTTGCATAACTATACACAATTTGTTATAATTGCAAGAAAC